AGGTACATCCTGTTGAGTTCGGTGGTCATGTTTGAATAGGACATGCCTGGCGGCAGTTCGGGTTCACACTTGTATTCTGGAACCTCTACATCAAACTTGATGGTCGGATCGAATGTTCCGGCCAGTACGCTTCGCAGGGCAAATGTGTTGTTCTTCTGTAGAACATCGATACGCTCTTGCTTTGTCTTCGCATTCTTGAAGTCCTCTAGGACCTCATATACATTCTTATTGCTCAATTGTCTTCTCCTTTTAGAAGTCACTAATGGATTCATTCATGGCCTTTAGTCCCTTGGCCATGAAGTAGTCGATCATTTTTGCCCTCGACGCAGGCTGGGCACTTTCAAACGCTTCAACGATGGCTTCTCGAATGTCTCCCGGTATATAATCAAAATCAATAAGAGTTTGATTCCTCTTATAACCACGGAGAGTAGTATCGCTTGTGCAGAAGGCTTCGGCATCCTGGTTCACCCATTCTTGAAGTCGCTTGCTATTTAGAGTCTTCTGCCTCTCACCCACAGCGAAGCAATTGTCAGGAGACAAAAAGTTAGGAATACCATCACCACGATCACCTTTCAGAATGTGTTCCTTGATGAACCTCTGCGGGTCATCCACCTTGATGAAGCGCTTTAGGATCGGGGAATACTGGGTTACATTGCCATACTTCTGGAGCTGCCCGAAGTCCTTGTCAGAGGACAGGATCAGCACATCAGAATGCGCAGACAGTCGTGCCGTGAGAACAGCGATGATATCGTCTGCCTCGGCGCCATGAACATCCAGAACCTTATAGGGGAAGTTCTCCTTGAGTTCGTCCCTGATCTTGTTTAGGGTCTCAAAGATAAGGTGCCAGTCCAGACCGGATGCTTCTCGGTCATGCTTGCGCTGGCTCTTATAGAAGGGGAAGTAGTCCTTGCGCCAATAGTGGCGGTTGTCACAGCATAGAACAATGTTAGGATACTTGTTCTTGAACTGCTTTACATTTGACCGAATGGTATTGATGGCCATGTGCCGGATCAATCCTTCATCCAGTTCGTGTGTCTTGGTAATCATCTTCAAGTGCTGCATCAGATTTGCGATCAACACCTGGTTGAGGTCGATGAAACAATAACTCATTATGTGTCCTTTCACGATACAGTTATTGTATCACTCTGGTTCGTCCGTGTCAAGGCGTTCTTTCGCACTCTGAAGCTCCTTGATTACAGCGTCGATCTTCTCCTGGATTTCCTCTTTAGAAGTATCCGCGTCAATGCCTTCAAGGACCTTTACATTCTTATCCACAAAGTCCTGTAGATGATGCTCAATACCAAAGGATCGATAGACGGCTGACTTGAGTGCATCCACAACCAGAACCAAATCCTTATTGAATGTCTTGTCGGCAACCTCGATGTAATAGTTGTCCAGTTCGGTGAGCATCATTCCTGTGATTTCGTCCACGATACTATCAGCCAGTTTCAAATCAGCCTTGGCTTGCCTGGCCACTAAGTGTTCCTGGGGAATGTCTCGCACCACCTTACTCTTGGGAAACTCGATGACTTTGGGTTCGTTATTCATTTACTTGCCTTTTGTTACTTCTTTGAATAGCAGATACAGGGAAACCCCCAGCAGCAATGCTGCCAGGGACATTCCAACATGAATGATTGCGAAGATGTATGCGGTCATTGTGATAAAATCCCCAGCGCTAAGGTGCCAAAGATAGTGACCACGATTGTAAAGATAACTGGATCGTTCATTTGATAATCTCGACTATCTGGAAGGGAACATCCTTGCCCTTGTAGTTCTCTATGATCGGTCTCATGAAGGACTCGGCATCATGCTTAGTGCGAAACATAGCAGCACATCCGGCCGGCGCATTAGTAGTCGGATCATAAGGCCATACGATAGCATATCTCATTTCACAAGCCTCGTCTGGCATTTCTTCATCGACTTCAACAGTCTTTGTTCGTCTTATCTTCACTTCACAGCCCTCAGTAGGATGCACTCTGCATTGATACGGCCATTGGCCTTCTTTTCTGCCGTGCGAATGGAAGTCATCACCTTGCGAAGACCCACCTTACCTTCATTTAGGGTTCGGTGTAGTATCTCTAGTGGTTTGCGGAGCTTCTTCGTGATCGAAGTAGCCTCGTCAAATCCGAGAACCGTAGTCCCTCTGACCGCAAGCCCGCTATTACCCACGGCATTATACACAGTAAGGTTACGATACTTACAATTGTAGACCCAAAGTTGTTGCGCACCGACCACCTCACAGGGATTGACAGACTTCAGATTGAGTTCTTTGTCTTCCTCTTTGAACTTCATCTTGGCCACCTGTTGCGACACAGGCTTGACCTTCTTCTTTCTCGGCTTGCGGACTGCAATGCCGGCACTCTCAAGTTCAACCATGTGGTCGATGATACGCTTGAGGAAGACAGCCATGATCTTGAGGATCGGCTTCTTCCAACCAGCATACGCCTCGGTGAGTTCTGCATCCTTACCAGACACAGCCAGAGCAATCTCCTCAAACTGCGGGCGGAAATGGTCTGCAATGCGCTTGGCAATGGCAGGCTTGATAGCCTTGTCCACCGACCACTTTTTTACGTCGAATGATACAACACCGGCCTTGAAGAACACATCCATCTGCTCCTCAAGCTCTCCAATGAGTTCGGAGGACTTGCGGTTGATGCGTTCCTGGATTGAGATTACTTTGGTCGGCGTATCCTGAACCAGTTCATCGTCTCCTGATACAGAGGATGCGATGGTTCGAATACGCTCTTCGCAGCGGTTCCACACGATATCAGGCAGAGTGGACCCTTGCGCAAGGAGGCGACAGTTCCACCCGACCGAATGAATGTCGATTGCCTTGGCGCGGGAGAGTTTGGAGACGATTTCTTTGTCATATTTGATTGACTTTAGGTAGGAGATTGCGAAGGACTTTGCGTCCTCCGAGGAATAGAAGTAGTTGAACCAACTATAGGCATTACCAATTTCACAATCGGTAGATTCCTTAGTGACCTTGGGCTCCGGTCCTAGATACTTTTCATCAGCAAACTTAGGACGACGAACGGTTGCAGTCTTCCTCACCTTTTTCTCCTTATCGGTCATTCGAACAGAAAACCTCGATCCTTGAAGTCCGAAATCACACAGATGCCGTCCTCAAGGTATTCATAATCATACACCATCGTTTCGGCTTTGTCAAGCGCCTCATTCAAGGAGTAATACACTGGTGCATCCTTGAATGTGGATTGTAAGGACACATTGTCACCATCATATCGACCAGTTTCGTCATTAAACTGGCCATAGATGTTGTTGATTGCGCCGGCGTAGGCCACTCGATACTCTGGTCCCTTTTCAGTATCGGTGTATAGGACATAGATACCGTTATCTGCGCTCATCAGTATCATTCCATTCGTTGATTGCGGCGAGAGTGCCCATTAAGATGGCCAGGAAAATAACCGCCAGACCAACAAGCCAGATAGGCGAGAAGACCCAGAACCAAGACCATTCAATCGCACCGAAAAGCTTCAAGAAGATGAAGACAACGGTTAGACCAACTGGTTCGATTGTAAAGCTTACGGTGTTCTTATCAGTCATTGTCCACCTTTACTTGTGAGAAGAAGGTCAGTCGGATCAGCTTCACAAACCAACCCAGCATGAACGGTCCCCAAATCGGAGATAGAACCTCGATCCAGGTCCAAGTCTGTAGATGGTCGGTAAGCTTCAGTCCGATAAACAGAAGCGCGAGTGCCTCAAAGAAGTCCAATCCGCCATCGTTGGTGGTGTTAAGGCTAATCACCTTAACATCCTTCTTCTTAGTCAGGTCATGAACAGTGGTCATGTTACTTCCTCTTTCTACCCTTTAGACGGTGCGCCTTGCGCTTTGTCGATCCTATCTTACGTCTGCCCTTGCGAGGGCGGTTCTTATGTGGCCAAGGCATTAGAAGTATATTCCTTCCTGGACCACCGTTTGAATGGAGTCAATGCGTATTGAACGCCATCCATTTTTCTCCAAATCCCACACCGCGATAACATCCGGATTCTCCGGACGGGGATTTGTATTCTCGGTCAGCAACTGAGGCAGCTTGCTGGGATGCAAGGTGCAACTCATTTCGCGGATTGTACCATCAACCTTTTCAAAGACGATGGTGTAGACACCATTCGTCAGGTCTTCCTTCAGTTTGTATTTATCAAACAGGCTCATTACTTTGTCTCCTTCATGAATGCCTCGAAATCGTCGCTGCACATGTTGTATCTAAGCACCCGGCGATGTGCCTTCAAGTACTTGCGGTCATTTTTCAGGTCCTCTACCTGGTACTTCAACAGCGGTTCTGTCGATTCCAGAGCCCGAATAGAACTCAGCAGGCTTCGGTACTGCTCCTTCAGCTCTCCAACAAGGACAACATCGGGGTCAATGTCAATCTCAACTTTCATAGGTCTTTCTCCACTTCTCTGACTGTGTAATCCATAAGGCTATCTGTAACGAACTCGTTGGCGTCCAACTTATTCGTGAATAGTGCGATAACCTTTCCAACCCCATTCACGATGGCGTAACTGAAACCTCCGGTTGATACGGGGGCTTCCTCGATCTTCGGGATAGGCTTTAGTTTGACGGTAGTAAAACTCATATTCGGTTGATCCTTTATTAGTTGAAGATTCGATTCTGCGAACAGAGGGTGTTCGCGCGCATAATCTGTATCCTGATCCCATCGAATGGTGTATGTGTTCCAATCATAATGGTCGAAACCATCACCCTTAGGAATGCGCGAAAGTTTCGGCCAAACGGAATCAACAGTGCCGGTCAGTTTTGGAGTAGCTCCATCTGTCCAGTCAGGACGAACTCTATCACCTACCTTGAACTTAGTCATCATCATCCTCCGTCTTGGTATAACCAACAATGTCACAGAGTTCCTCAATGAACTCGTAAGCGTTTTGAATCACATGGTCGGACTGGTAGATTGTTTCCGCACAGTGAATGTTGTTCTTCTCTATGAACCTTACAACAACACGAAACAGGTCCTTTTGAACCGACATTTTACACCTCTATTGTCCTTAGATTGAACTTCTCCGCCTGCATTTCCTCACCGACATAGCCGCGAGGATTACATGCCACTCTGGTTTCACCAATCTGGTAGTCAAAGTTGGTGTGCGTATGACCATGGAACCACAAGTTGATTTGTGGGTATTCCTTGATAAAGTCTTCCAGGTTCGAATGGTAACCGTAGTTCATTTCGGACTCGCCGGCGTATCTCGGATGGATAGACCGTGGCGACGGCGCATGATGCCCCACAACCACAAACTTGTTGTCTGGGTTATGGTCAGAGAGGGCGAACTGAAGTGACGCCAGTGCCTTTGAATGCTCTCTGGCTGCGTCTGCCGTGGTAAACAGAACGTCACCATTCTTTACCAGTCGGAAGTCATTCATGCAACGCGAGACATAGCTCAGTACATATGGATCACGCTTGTTCATGTCGGTCCAAAGCGTAGAACCAAAGAAGCGAACACCGTCCTTCTCCCACCACTCGTTATTGAGGAAGTGAAAGTTGGCGAACGGAAAGAACTGCTCCTTCAAGAGAGAAGGAGTCCTTTTGAAGTCACCGCTGTAATGCTCATGGTTACCCATGACATACACCACATCCTTGAACTCTTTACAGACATTCTCAAGGAATCGATCATTCCTGGTAAACCATCTATTGGCCACGAAGATATCGCCGGCCAGGACCAACGTATCAGCCTCATGGATGTTCTTGAGTTCCAGACATGCAAAGTCGAAGTCAAACTCTAGATGCAAGTCTGAGCAGTAGGAGATTTTCATTACAATCCTTTATGCGTGTTTTCGGGCCCGCTGTTCAACGGTTTCATTCCGGAACAGTTCGGACAGTTCAGAGTAACCACCAATGTAGATACCATTGATCGTGATTACAGGAAAGGTCTTGGCGTTGGGGAAGATTTCCTTGAGGACAGGACGGGTGAAGTCCTTGTCTAACTTGTACTCAATGAACTCCTTGCCTTGTGAGTTTAGGAGAGCCCGAGCGTTATCACAAAAGGAGCATTCGTCCTTGGAGTAGACAATGATCTTCATAGGTCCTCCTGCTTGTTAAGCGCAGTCTTCATGGACTTCAGTGCTAAACCAGGACTAAAGACGGCAACAACTGTAAAAAACAGTCCGAGCCAAACCACAACCATCCTCATGATGATTTCATTCATAACCTTATCCAACATCTTATCTCTCCAGTAGTAGATAGTCGATAGGACATTCATAATCCACAGGCGTAAAGCAAAAGTATGTGTCGCTCGTCAGATCCTTTTTAAGGATAAAAGGATACCAAACATCAGTAACATGCGACTGAACCACAAAGACTTTGTCTTTCTTGCCGGCGAGGTCGTTCACCTCCCACTTAGGAAGGTGTATGTCTTCTAAATCTTTCGTTCTAAGATAGAGCGTCCTAGTTTCCTTTACCCACTCACAGGAAGAAAGCCAGGCGAACCAAGGATAGCTACCAAACATTCCTTTGGTTGCCGGATACTTCGTTTGAATGTCTTTGATTGAGATACTTCCAGGATACTCGTCTCGCATCGTTCCTCACGTTGATTTCCGATTGTCATACATAATAACACGAAAAACCGAGGAATGCAAGCCTTTTCAGCAAACATTCCTCGGCCGGTGATTAGGAACAATCATTGTCGATAAGGGCCTGACGGATCACTTCCTTATCTTCCTGACGACGCTCCTTGGACTTCAACTTATCCTTCTTACCACGGGTCTCGGTAACCCCCTTGACGTTAATCAGAGGACGGACATGGTGCATGACCTCAACCAGTTCCTGCTGCATCTTCATAACATCAAAGATGTTCTTGTATGCAAAAGGAGACTCGTCAAGAGTTTCACGACCAATCTTACCACGGATGCCCTTCATGGTGTTCTCGAAAGCCTTCACATCGAGCGTTTCCATCGCCTGACGACGACCTAACACACGACCTGCGCCATGAGAAGACGAATAAAGAGAACCAGGGTTGCCCTTACCGCGAACGATGAAGGAACCATCACGCATGTTGCCGGGAATAACACCAGTCATGCCTTGCTCGGCCTGGGTCGCACCCTTACGGTGAATCCAGAGTCCATCGCGCAACTCAGCATGGTTATGGTTACGGTTGATTAGACGGGTCCAATCACCTTCACCTCCAGCATGACGCTTGATAACGTCAGCCACGCGGGCAATCATTTCCTTACGGTTGGCCAGAGCGAACTCAAGCGACCAGTTCAAATCACGGATGTAATCCTTACCGATATCAGACTGTATATGCAAGGCATGGTGACCTTCAAGAGGCTTCTCCGTTCCGGATGCAGCCTTCATATAGTGGGTGGCACAGGCATGACCTACACCACGCGAACCCGAATGGATGATGATCCAAACATTATCGTCCTCGTCGGCACCAATCTCGATGAAGTGGTTGCCGGACCCCAAGGAGCCCAACTGGTTCTTCCACAACTTCTTCTCGCGGATTTCCTTCATCTGTGGCGAACAGTCCATCAACTCAAGGCGCGCCGTGTCCTCGTTCTCGGTTGCGTCCTTGTTCTGACCGAAGCCAGTAGGAACGTCCCGATAGATGTTCTGGAAAATCTTCTCCGAGTTCGTGATAAGGTTCTGCTTCTTGGTAGACAAAGGCAGAGCGGACATGCCGCACCCAATATCGTACCCGACCCAGGCAGGAACCACGAAGTCCTTGGTCGCGGCTACCGCACCAATTGGTAGAGAATAACCAGCATGAGCGTCAGGCATAAGAGCAGCCTGAACAACAATCCCCGAGTCCAGCGCCGACTGGAACTGATCCAAAGCTCCTTGTTCAAATGCTTCTCCATATATCTCAAATGGTACGTGGGACTTAACAGACATGACTCTTCCTTGCTCTTTCTCGATTGTTGAACACATTATATAGGCTTCGGAAGCAAAAGTCAAGCGTTTTTTGGTAAATGATTCCTATGTATCCTACACATTAAGGATTCATTGTAGTAGGAATCTTCCTTAATGGCGTCTCGGGTGAGGATTTCCTTGGCCTCCAGGTAGGAAGCTTCCCCCTTGGTTCGGCACAGGTGAAGGATTTCGCGCTTGAAGTGTTCTTCTCCTAACACGGATACTTCCTCTTTCAAAACTTTATTGGAACCATGATACGCGATCCAGTCCGAGGATACAAGCTTTTTTTGTCTCCTACCCTTAACTTTCCTGGATTTGGTAAAACGGAACAACTTCTTGCCGACATACTGCCGGCCAGTCTTGAGGTTGGTTATCAGATAGACGAAGGCCACATAGCCGTCGGGGATTTCGGTCAGGGGTTCATTGTTTAAGGTCCACATGAACCTATTTAGTGCATGACATATCAGGCATTAGAGGGGTTAGTGCCTGATATGTCAGTCACGCGAGTTCCATACCATAATGACTACCGCCAAACAGCAGATGATGAATGGTAGGTAGAATAGAGCAAATGTTTGGATGGTCACTCATCTTCACCTGTCAGTTCTGGATGCTTTTCTTCCCAAACCTGGTCGAGGGCAGGGTCAATCCCCAGCCACTCGTCAAGGTCCTTGGTTCCAAAATCTTCAAACGTCTCAAGTAAGATTTCGTAGACTTCTTTGCGGTCATCGAACGGTATGTCCGTCTCTGATAAAAACTCTGTTACTCTACCGAAGATTGAAGATTGGTTGCTCATTGTTCTTGTTCCTTATGCGAATGTCGGCGTTTTGCCGGCCATAGCTTGCTTGATAGTCAATCCACCCCGACACTGTAGATGGCAGAGTTCAAACCCTAGACCTTCAAGACCAAGACTTTCGCCAATCTTTCTAGCAGTTTTATAGGACTTGGTATCTCCCCAGTCTTCCTTACCGTGCTTCATAACAACGAAGTCAAAGGCCAGTCTGTGATTGTGCCAGGATTGACCACCGCGAGCGTAGGTAACGATCTTGCCGTGTTCTGTTCTACCCTGCGCGAATAGATGGTTCTGCGACTCATAGTCTCTGTAGGTAGATGTGATCTTCACCTCAATACCAGCATGGTGACAAGCATCGACAAATCTACGGCACAGGTCGGCTACGTGTGGGTTTAGGTCTTCTATCTTTCGAGAGTTTATCATTGAATGGTGATCCTTGTATTGCGCTTGTCACGGCCTACAATACCATAAAGTATTGATGCATTGTCAGGATGAAGGCGAACGCAGCCGTGACTAGCAGGACGGCCCAGATTACCGATATGAGGGGTGGCGTGTATAGCGTAGCCACCCTTGAAAAAGATTGAATGAGGCATTGGAGCATTGTCGAACTCCTTCGAGTAGTGCATTGGCTGAAGCGAGTATGGCCTAAAGGTTCCCTTTGGCGTGGAGTATCCTCGACGGGCTGTTGAAACATCCCAGTCATAGGTGCCATAGTCACTATCGACATGCATGGTTTGTGTCTTCTTGTCAATGACGATGTTTGTAGTTGCCATTGCGGGTGTGGTTGTTAGTAGCATTGCGATAAGTAGTTTCTTCACTTCGTTTCTCCGTTTAGAACTTTGATTATGGCGGCCGCTTCACCGCTCTTGTTAAACTTTTCAATCGATTCAATGAAGTTTGGATTGAGCGGTGCAACTTCGAGTTTTAGGGCCCGCCAGCTTGTGTTCACTTTTTGCATTGCGATTTCAAAAGGCAACTTACCTTCTTCACGCAGCCGTTCTATTTCATCGGCTTCATTATCATCAATCATTTCACTTTTCCTTTTCATATTCATGAGAGTTCATGTAGTCGTTACAAGAGCCAGGCTTCTTGTTGTTGTAGGTGCAGTATGCCACGATCCAGTTGGTTGCGATGGCATTCTGGGCCACGTTTAGAGGAATCTTACCGTCACACACCATTCGGCGCAAGACATTCTCAAGGTCATCCTTCACTCTGGCGTTCCATGGTTCTCCGAAGTATGCCTGGGGCCATAGGTTGCGCATAGAGTTAGTTCCCCCCAGTTGTAGGCTGATTAGATGGTCAACCTCATACATGTTAGGAACTGGAGTGATACCATACAGTTCATAGACATGATCCTTCTTGGACTGGGGTACATTCCGAACCGAGGCGCTGTAACCGGATGTGCAGACCTTTTCTAGGGTTGCACTGGTGTCAATCTCTCCTGGCGTCATAACCGCATTAGGAAGGATAGGATCATTGGCCCAGGCAGGATTGATAAGGAGAAGGCCCATAAACAGGGCATATAGCGCCTTCCGGACTCGTTTATAGATCATTCCTTATGCTCCCCAGTAAGGTATCCATTCGATTGAGTACTCCTTGGCCCATCCACCTGGATGGCGTGAATAGAATCGAAGGTAGGTTTCGTATTGGTCGAACCATACGGTGTAGTCAAAGTTATTCAAATCAGATGCTCCATTAGGTTTGATCCGAACCTCTTTTCGGCCATTGCGGCATAATCATCATTCAGTTCAATCAATGTGGCGTTGCGGCCTAATACATTGGCGGCAGCACCGGTAGTCCCAGCGCCGCCAAATGGATCGAGAACACGGCCGCCCACAGGGCAACCCGCCTTGATACACTTCTCAGCCAGTTCTTGTGGCATGGTGGCGAAGTGTGCATCTGCAAAGGATCGCTTCTTGATAGACCAGACATTCTGGGCGTTGGCCCCTCTTGGGTCTTCACCAGCTTCAATACGCTTTTGGGCGTTCTCGATGATACGCTTCTTTGTTCCGGAGGCTGACTGTGCGCCACCTTCACTATACTCTTTGGTGTCTGATCCATTGTAACCTTCCTTGATCTGCTTCAGCATAATAGGTGAGATAGGGTCACGAATGGCATCTGCATCATAGAAGTACTTAGTACTCTTAGTCATCATCCAAACCTTCTCATGGGCCCGCGTAGGACGATCCCTGACGCTCTCTGGCATGGGGTTAGGCTTATGCCAAATGATTTCAGAACGAATGATCCATCCATCTTCCTGCATGGCGATGGCAACCCTATTAGGTATCATACACAGGTTCTTGTTTCCGAGTCCATGAGCCGCGTTATCGTGTGAAGGGCAGTAACCACCGGCAGTGCCTCGGGTCGCGTCTGGTCCCCTGATCTTTGACTTGGCGAGCGTTTCTGGTGGCATTGGTGTGCCTCCCATATCACCTGCATACGTATCGCCAATGTTGAACCACATGGTGCCTTCTGGCTTCAATACACGGCGCAACTCACGCCCAATCTCAACCATGGTTTCAATAAACTCTTGCATGGTAGGTTCCATACCGATTTGGTCGGGATGCCCATAGTCACGCAAGGACCAGTAAGGTGGAGAGGTCACAATACAATCAAAACTATCACTGGGCAATGTGGGAAGAACCTTCCTCACATCGCCCTTCAAAATTTTAATGTCCATTCTATAAACTCCGATTAGACTTCAAATGACTTCCACTGAAAGTGCTTCTTCAAATGATCTGGCACCTCGTTCTCAAAGAAGTCGGTTGGCACACCCATCTTAAAGACGGCTAACACCTCTGCGAGTTCCTTGACCTTGATATCGGCAGTAGGTGTAAACACCCATGCCTCGGGCGGAAACCCGTGTGGTCCGATATCTGATCCAGCCATTTCTGGCGGCATTTCATTACCTAATGAGTCCTTTGTCATAGTTCACAACTCCCTGATGTGCTAAATAAGTGTAGGTCGCGGGCTGGAACCCCACCTACCCTATGTCTAAAGAGGAGACACAGCAATGTTTTATGTTTACTGTTATATATCTAGGCGGTCTGGTTTGCCATACTACATTGGTAAAGGCAAAGGTTCCAGATGTAGAGACAAAAACCACGTAGCGCCAGTTCCCTCCGATATCAATCGTATCATCATTATGGAGTCCAACCTCACCGAAGTTGGAGCCTTAGCTCTAGAGCGTTTCTACATCCGTTGGTATGGACGCAGAGATAACAAAACAGGCATACTCCTAAATCGAACCGATGGTGGTGAAGGTCGTAATGGATCAAAAGCACACAATAAAGGTGTTCCTAATCCAGAACAAAGTTTACGGCTACTAAACAACAATCCCATGAAGAATCCGGCGACAGCTAAGAAAGTTGCTGATAAGAATAGAGGCCGAACACCTTCTTCCAAAATCCTTTCTACATTCAACTGGTTTTGTAAGCAATGTGGTAAAGAACACATTGATCGTGACACCGCGAAGAATAGGAAAGCAGCAAACTTCTGTAACAAGTCATGCGCTGCTTCACATTCTAATGCCAGGCGTTATATTTCACAGGACCCAGAAACACACGCGAGCGTCTGAGTTCCTGTTACGTTATCGTCAACCTCGATCAGGCTATCCCAGTCGAGTTCTGTTGGTATTGTTGGTAGCATGGTGTTATATAGGTCTTCGGAAATCTCCTCGTATGGAGCCTGTCTGTATGATCCGCCATCATGTGGTAGGAATGAAACACCAGACATGTTGTCGAAGTTGTCATAGACCCATGCACCAACTCTAGGCCATTCGTTCTCCTTCACATTGATGGTAACGGATGGCTTGTGTTCACACCAGAACTCTTGGTACTTAGACCACAGTTCAAGGTGCTTGATGGCGTCAATGTCGTCTCTAACAGTTGCACCCTCTGGAGCCTTGATGGGGAATGAGAAGACGGTCGTTGACTCCGGCTTCATAACATCTGGCTCCCATGGCACACCATTGTCCTTCATGAACTGTGTCAGTGGGTCTTTATTATCAGCACGAACACGACGGATATAGTAACGAGAATGACGAGGATGGATGCCAGAAGCTGAGTCCACCAATTGAGATACCGTTCCGGAAGGCTTGACACAAGTAATAGCTGCAGCAGGAGAAATCCCGAGAGACTCAGCAAGACGAGTATTAACTTCAATTGCGTGTTCCTTCAGCTTTAGTAGTAGTGCATCCAGATGATGTGAGTCCAGATTTGTGAACAGTGGATTGTCATAGATGCCGGTTAGTGATACACCAAGGAGTCTTTCTTCCTCGGCGTTCTTCTTCC